ACAAAGCGCGCCGAGGCATAGAAGCAGAGATGCTAAAAATGATTAAGACAACTATTGCGACGGTGCAAAAGGAAATTAACTAATGGCATTATCTATTCCGATTATCAGCGAGTTTGACGGCAAGGGCATTGACAAAGCAATCAAGGAATTTAAGCAACTTGAGGGCGCGGGTGCTAAAGCAGGGTTTGCGTTAAAGAAGGCAATGGTGCCGGCTATAGCAGCGCTTGGTGGTTTGGCGGCGGGTCTTGGCGTGGCTACACAGGCAGCGGTCGAAGATCAAAAAGCACAAGATTTGTTGGCGCAACAGTTGCGTACGAGCGCTATGGCAACCGATGACGTTATTGCCAGCAACGAGGAATTTATATCGGGTATGTCGCGTGCGTTTGCGGTAGCCGACGACGATTTGAGACCCGCTATGGCAAACCTTGTGCGCTCGACTGGCTCGGTAGAGGTCGCACAAAGTTTGATGAACACGGCGCTTGACATCGCAGCGGCAACAGGCAAAGACTTAGAGACCGTCACGTTGGCGTTAGGTAAGGCAGCCAATGGGCAAACGTCAGCGCTAACAAAGTTAGACCCGTCACTCAAAGGCGTGATTGATTCTGAGTCAACACTTGATGACATTACGGGCGCGTTAGCCGTGTCGTTTGGTGGCGCGGCAACAGTCGCCGCTGAGTCATTTGAGGGTCGCATGAAGGGCATGAAAATTGCGATGGACGAAACTAAAGAGTCGATCGGTGCAGCGTTGCTACCCGTGTTGCAAAAGTTGTTAGAACTATTAGAGCCAATGGCGGCATGGGCTCAAGAAAACACAACAACATTTTTGATCATTGCTGGTGTTATCGGCGGGTTTTCGGCAGCGATCATTGTCGCAAACATTGCTATAAAAGCGTTCACGATTGCGTCACAGATCGCAACGGCAGCGCAAGCAGCGTTCAACTTTGTTATGTCAGCAAACCCAATAGCGCTAGTCATCATCGGCATCGTTGCATTTGTTGCAGCGCTCGTCATCTTGTACAAACGATTTGAAACAGTACGCAACGTAGTCGACACAGTATTTAACGCAATTAAAACAGGTGTCACGGTCAGCCTAGATTTTTTGACCAGTTACTTTAACGGCGTATTAAACATCTACAAAGGCATATTTAACGCAATAGCAAAATTGTGGAACGGTACGGTAGGCAAGTTGTCGTTTAGTTTCCCGTCGTGGGTTCCGGGGTTTGGTGGCAAGGGCATCAGCGTGCCGAACATACCGATGCTTGCTGAGGGTGGCATTGTGACGTCGCCTACGTTGGCGATGATTGGTGAGCGCGGCCCTGAGGCGGTTGTGCCGTTGTCAAAAATGGGTGGCATGGGTGGCGGTGTCACCGTAAACGTGACAGGCGGTTTGGCGACTAGCGCTGAGATTGGGCAAGCAGTCGTTAATGCCATTCGTGCATATAACAGGTCGGCAGGGCCAGCTCAGATACAGGTTGCGTAATGGCAGGTACAGCCGTTGTCGGTGCAGGCAACTACACGCTTGAGATTGACACAGGGTTTATTCAAGACGCATTTATTCTTGACGACGCGGTGCAGGGCGTACTTGACAACACGCAATATGTACTTGACGGCACAACTAACTTTGCTGACGTAACGACAGGCATTAACAGCGTCAACGTCAAACGCGGTAGGCGCGACGTCGGCGATCAATTTAGTGCCGGCACGATGACGTTTAACATGCTTGATACGACAGGCATCTTTAACCCGTTTGACACGCTTAGCCCGTTTTACGACCCGACAACAGCGCAACCGGGTCTTGCACCAATGCGTCGAGTGCGCTTAGCGCGCTACTCAAGCACAAACGTCAAAGAATATTTGTTTAACGGTTTTGTCGTTAACTACGACTACAACTTTGCGCTTGGCGGTTTGGACACGGTGACGGTTTATTGTGCAGACGATTTCTATTTGTTGGCACAAACTTTCATGGCAGAATTTAATGTCAGCGAACAACTAACCAGCGCTCGACTAACAGCGGTTCTAAATTTGCCTGAGGTTGATTTTCCGATCGGGCAACGCAACATCAGCACAGGCACTCAAACGCTTGGCGGTGCGGCAGCGTTCACCGTTGACGAAGGAACTAACACGCTCGACTATTGCAACCAAATCAATCTCGCTGAGCAAGGCAGGTTGTTTATGGCACGTGACGGCGATCTAACATTTCAACCACGCATCGGCAACACGCTTAGCGCATCAGTTGCAGATTTTCACGACGACAACACAAACATACCGTACGACTCGGTAGGCATCACGTTTGAGGCTGACCAAGTTGTTAACCGTGCAGCGGTCGCCATTCGAGGCGGCACACAAGAGGTTGCCGAGGATTTGGCTAGCCAAGCAAAATACTTTATACAAACAACAAGCATCACCGACTCGCTATTGCACAACGATACGGCGGCGTTGGCGTTAGCTAACTATTTGCTTGAGGCTGAACCTGAGGCGCGGTACACGTCGCTAGGCACAAACCTAAACAAATTGACTACAGCGCAACGCGACACGGTTGCGGTCATTGATATTGGTGACACGATCACTATTGAAAAGTCGTTTGCGAGCGGTACAGGCACAACGCAACTAGCACAAGAATTAGCCGTTGAGGGTGTCGAGCATACGATCACGGTTAGTGGCGGTCATTCGGTGATGTACTTTACGTCGCCAACCACGATCGTCTATGAGTTGATATTAAACGACGCGGTGTTTGGCATCATAGATGCAGACAACGTTTTAGGATAAAGTGAGGCATTATGGCAACTAGACAAGATTTCACCGCAGGGCAGGTTTTAACGGCCGCCGAATTAGACGCAGTCGCTACGGCGATGATTGCTATTAACGCGCAGACTGGCACGACATATACAACGGTGTTAACTGATGACGGCAAACTTATTACCGCTGACAATGCGTCACCGATTGCGTTGACGATTCCGCCTAATTCGAGTGTTGCGTATGGTATTGGTACGCAGATAAACATTATGCAACTTGGTGCAGGTCAGGTAACGATCACGGCAGGTGCAGGCGTAACGCTCAGGTCAAGTGGTAGCAAACTAAAAACTAAAGATCAGTATTCGGTTGCAACTTGCGCCAAGATCGCTTCTGATACTTGGGTGGTTGTCGGCAACTTGTCGGCGTAAGTCATGCAAATTTTTGCAGGCGTTGGCGCGGCAGCACCGCCATTAGTTGTTAATTATCTTGTTGTTGCTGGCGGTGGCGGTGCAGGTAGTCGTGACAATTTGGCTAGCGCTGCTGGCGGTGGCGGTGCTGGCGGTTTGCGTTCAACTGTTACAGCAACGGGTGGTGGTGGCACACTCGAAACAGCATTGTCTCTTACTCTTAGCACAAACTATACGGTGACCGTTGGCGGTGGCGGTGCGGCAGCACCACAAAATGATTCAGGTCAAGGTAGCGATGGTTCGGCATCAATTTTTTCAACTATTTCAACTGTTGGCGGTGGCGGTGGTGGTAACGGTGCTGCACCAGGTGCTGGTGGTCGCACAGGTGGTTCAGGCGGTGGCGCAGGCGGTACTGGTTCAGGTGGTGCAGGTACGGCTAATCAAGGTTTTGCTGGTGGTGGGCGAGTAGGCAATTTTGCTGGTGCTGGTGGCGGTGCTAGTGCAGTTGGTGGTGACGCTACATCAAATTCTGGTGGCAACGGCGGTGCAGGCGTAGCAACATCAATTACTGGTTCGTCAGTTAGTTATGCAGGTGGCGGTGGCGGTGGCGTTTACAACACAACCAATGGTGGCGCTGGTGGCGCTGGTGGCGGTGGCGCAGCAGGTAATTCATCAAGCGGTGCAGGAACAGCAGGATCAGTAAACACAGGCGGTGGTGGCGGTGGTGCTGGTAGCACAGGTGGACCAAATAGCGGTGGCGCAGGCGGTAGCGGTGTAGTCATCTTGTCGTATCCAGCCGACTACACAATCAGCAATCCCGGCGGCGGTCTCACATTGTCAACAACAACTAGCGGTGATAACAAAATAACCACAGTTACGGCTGGCACAGGCAATGTGTCGTGGGCGGCGTAATGGCACACTACGCATTTCTAGACGCAAACAATGTCGTAACGGAAATTATTGTTGGCATTGACGAAACAAAACTAATCGAGGGCATAGACCCTGAGGTTTGGTACGGCAATTTTCGTAACCAACAATGCGTGCGCACAAGTTACAACGGCAACATACGCAAACAATACGCAGGCATTGGCTTCACTTACGATCATGTGCGCAACGAGTTTGTTGCACCGCAACCATTTGAGTCGTGGACTCTTGACGAAAATAATGATTGGCAACCGCCAACGCCAAAACCTGACGGTCAATATTATTGGAACGAAACAACACAGACATGGCTACCATTCGAGCGGTCATAGCACTAATGTTGCTAATGTCATGCGAAACAACACGCGACAACACACAACAAGAAAAAGCGCGCACACGCACCGCTATCTGCAATGTGCCTGATCGATGTGGAATGACCCCATGAGCCGATACAGATACAGCGCAAACGAACTACACGCACGCATGGTCGTAACTGTCGGCGTACTACTAGCAATCGTGTTTAGCGTGATTGTGTTAGGCATGGTCATGGGATTGCTATTCGTATCGCAACCGCTTGAGCAAGCACCAAACGACGCAGCGTTCATAGATTTAATGTCAACTATCGTCGTGTTTTTGACCGGCACGTTGTCAGGTTTAGTTGCGTCAAACGGCATAAAAAACAAACCAACTAATGACTAAACCGTACACAATTAGCAAACAGCCAGTCGTTACGTCAGCGCTAGCAGGCATGGCAAAATGGGTTGACTTGTGTTGCAAACACTCTGACGGCAGTTTATGGAATAACGGCATATGGGTCAACCGTGACATGCGCGGCAAACCCGGCATCATCAGCAACCACGCTCGAGGGCTAGCAACAGACGTTTCGTACCGTTGGCAAGCACAAGCAAAAAAAGGCAGGCAAGACGGCCGCAAAATATCGCTTGACTACCTAAACAAACTTTTGTTAAACGCCGACACACTTGGAATACAACTTGTGATTGACTACGCGCAATCACGCAGTTGGCGTTGCGATCGTGGCACATGGCAAATCGGCAAATTTGACGCAGGCGACTGGTATCACATTGAAGTTGAGCCACGCCTAGCAAACGACGTTGAGGCTACAAAACAGGCATTTCAAGCGGTATTTGGGGCATCACCAAAGGCAGCACCGCAATCTGTCTAGGCTGGTTGACCTACCGGAAAGTAGGTCACTATGACACTCATCAGCAAACTTGCTATATCGCTATTTATTAGCGTCACATCAATATTCGTGTTGGCAAAACCGCCCGCACCAACAGCACAAGAAATCGAGCCCGCACCAATAACCGTTTGGCAGGGTCTAGAACCCGCTACGCCACTACCGACCACAACGCTGGCAACTACGCCTATAACGCAACCTGACGCGTGTGAGACGGTCTATAACATGGCTCGCCACGTAGGTTTCCCCGAGGCTGAACTAGCCACAGTTGTCGCAGTTGCATACCGTGAGTCGAGGTGCTTACCTGACGCGTTTAACGCAAACGACACAGTCGGCCAGTCTTACGGCGCTATGCAGGTCAATGATTTTTGGTGCTTGCCATCAAAGTATTACCCGAACGGCTACATGCAGGCATACGGACTATTAACCGTGTGCGACGATCTGTTTGACTTAGAAACTAATTTGCGTGCAGCGCTAAACATTTGGCGTTACTCAAACGGCTGGCGCGCATGGTCACTTTAAAACATTTAATAATTGCGACGGTCTTAACCGCGTACACGTATGTGCTACTTTGTTTCACCACACGACGAAAGGCAAAAGATGACCGGAAACATCGACCCGAGAACTGACCCACAGTTCAAAGCATTAATGCAAGTAATGAACGACATTACAGGCAACAAAGTGCCGTTTTATGAACCGCACGAACTTGCAGCGCGAAGCACACTACGAGCGTTGCAACACGAAATAGATGATCGCAACGTGTTAGATGAC